GTGGCTATAAAGCGTTAGCAATTAACGATACAAACAAACACGCGATTGATTTGTTTTTAGCACATATCAACAATTTATTAGTGTGTGAACGTGAACAGCGTATCTTATTAGATTGGCTTGCTTATGTGGTGCAGAACGCAGGTAAACGCATTAACTGGGCGATACTCTTGCAAGGCGCGCAAGGTACAGGTAAAAGCTATTTTGCGAAGATTTTAGAATGGGTGCTTGGTAGCAATGCAAAGAGCCTTGACCCTAGCGCATTGGGCGAGCGTTTTACAGGGTGGGCGCATGGTGCGGTGGTCAATATCGTTGAGGAGATACGCATTAAGGGCGATGATAAATGGCGCATTATGGACAGATTAAAGCCGTTCATCACTAATTCAATGATTCAGATTGAGGAGAAAGGGCGCGATCATCGCACTGTTCCAAACTTCACAAATTATCTACTTTTGACCAATTACAAAGACGCTTTGCCAATAACAAATGACGACAGACGTTTTTGCGTCATGTATGGTCGTATTCAAAATGAGCAAGAGTTATTTGACTATTTCGGTGGACGTGAACAAACAGCAGATTACTTTGAACATCTATTTGCTGAGTCAGAAAAGCACGCAGGCGCGATAAAAACGTATCTTTTAACTCGTGCTATTAGTGAAGATTTTAAGGCCAGTGGACGCGCACCCGATACCAATTCAAGACGTTTAATGATTCAAGCGACAATATCACCTGAACAATGTTCTGTTGAAGATTTAATCAATAAACACGAGCGCGCTGTGATAAATGGCCGAATCTTGGACGTAACCTGGCTTAATGAGCTATGCACAATCGGCGGTGATTTGCTGCCACAAACGCGAACGCTTGCACATATTTTGACTGATATGGGGTATCAACAAATTGAAGGTCGGCGCGTATTTGTGAAAAAAACAGACAAACGCCATTACGTTTGGTTTAAACCATCGCACAAAATGGACAGCGATATTGCAAAAAATGAAGTGGTGGATTTTTTCAAAAATGATATTGATGACGTTCCTTTTTGAAAAAAGTTGACATATAAAAAAAATTAAGTTAAGCTGAGTCTCAGCTTAACTTAAAGCTAAAACGCCTAATTTTTAGGCGTTTTTTTTTTTGAAAAATTAAAAAACGGACTTGATACAGTACCATTTTGACAAATAACCCGTCATTGCGCCACTACTGGCGCAATGAGTGGCGCAATGTTTAAAAAAAATCCTTTTAAAATCAACTCAGTGGCGCAATGGCTCAATAATCTCAATATTGCTATGTCCTTATACATATAAATTTATTTATGTGTGTGTATCTATGTATTTATATTTATATTCTCATATGTGGACTTTATTACTTTATTGAGACATTGCGCCAGTAAAGTAAAAAAGAGTATGTATTTCAATGGTTTAAGTCACTGGCGCAATGTCAACATTGAGCCACTTATTGCGCCACTTTTTAAAACATTGCGCCAGTGGTGTATTTAGTCCTAAAATAACAGCGACAAACAAACGATAAATACATAAAATTATTGTGCGGCTTAGGGATGCAACCCGAAAACGTCTAGTCAACGCTGCCGCAATCCTCGACTAAACCTTATGACTAGAGGTATCAAAAATGCTAAAACCATCAAAACGCCACTTTTTGCGCTATGACGCTCAGACATACGAAACAAAGGGGTTTATTAAAAAATCGGGCAATGTTGAACAAATGGCCAAAGTCCCGCAATTTTGGCAAGTATCAATCACGCCAAAAACGACAGATGGTGTACAGATTGACAAAACAAACCTTAAATTCACGTCTGATAAGCGCATGAAACTAAGCGAGCTTGCACCAGTTATCAACGAACATATTTTTGCATTAGATGATTTTTTGCCTAAATGTATCAGCGTGATAGTGGTCGCCCGCGTGATGACGGAGGGCGGGAGATGAGCACTATAAAACAATACACCGCATTTTTGCAGCAAAACCCAAACATGACACAAGAATACGCAATGGAATTGCTTGGTAAAACACGTTCACAGATTAAAAACTATGAACGTGTAGCAGGCGTAAAGCTAAAAAAATGTACTTTGTTCAACTCTGACAAAATTAACGATGTTGACGTTGTTATTGTGTGGTGTGCGCTAAACACGGTTAAACCGAATTTAAAAAAGTGTGTGAGTTTTATTAAAAAACAGCTTTGCATAGATATTAGTGTTTATACGCTAAAGCAAAAACTAGCTAAATTTGGGTTGTTGATGCAAAAAATAAAAACACAACAAACGTATTATGCTAATAAATTTGCTGAGGAGTTTTTAGAATGAATAGAACATGGACAGACGAACAAGAGCAATATCTTGTTGCACATTATGCAACAACCAACAACAAAGATTTAGCAAAAAAACTTGGTAAAAATAATGCAGATAGAGTAATGGCTAAAGCGTTTAGACTTGGTTTAAAAAAGTCTAGTGAGTTTTTAAGCGAACAGCGCAAAACACTAGGACAAAACGGTCAATTCAAAAAAGGAATGATACCGCACAACAAGGGCAAAAAGTTAAGCGACAGTACCAAAGCTAAACTTGCTAAGACGATGTTTAAGAGCGGCAATAGACCACATAACACATTGCAAGTTGGTGCTGAGACTCAAGACAAATATGGGTATGTTATGGTCAAAGTAGCAGAGCCAAACGTGTGGCAATACAAACATCATGTTGCTTATGGTGAGCCAGTGCCTACAGGCCACAAGGTTATATTTTTAGATGGTAATAAATATAACTTTGAGCGTTACAATTTACAGCTAATTAGCAATGCTGAGTTGATGCAAAAAAACACAATGCACAGATACCCACCAGAATTAGTGCGATTGTTGAAGACACTAAACAAACTAAAAAAGAGAGTGGCAAATGCGTGATATTAACTATTTGAGAGAGTCGCTTTTGAGTGTGATGGATATGTTGGCAGAAGACAAAATAAGCGTGGACAGGGCCAAAGCTATTTGTGACATCGGTCAAGTGCTTGTTAATTCTGCTAAGGTCGAGGTTGACATGATGAAGCACACAGACGCGGATGGCAGCGGATTTATGCGTAATTACAATGTAAAACAAATAGGAGCAAAACAATGAGTGATTTAATCAATCGCCCGCCACATTACACTGAGCATCCTAGCAAAATCGAATGTATTGAGATTACAAGACATCTTGATTTTAACCGCGGCAATGCAATCAAGTATTTATGGCGTTGCGGTAAAAAAGACAGCGTTAATCAGGAATTAAAAAAGGCTATTTGGTACTTGAATGATGAAATAAATAACGGTTTGGGCGATGTTAATTACAGCTTTAATACGAATAACAAAATCACTGATAAATTAGACACGCTTGCTTTGTATCAAACAGACCAAGAGCGACAGTTATTTAATTTTATTGTTTTTGGTTTTGGGCATCATTTAAAACACGCTATTAAAATAATTGAGGGTATGTGTGATGAATAATGAATCTTTTTATATGCACCCGCGCTATGATGAATTCACCGCGTTTTTAAAGACGTTAAACACGGACGCGAAAATAACGCCAAGTACCAAGCATTTGGCCTTTGATGTTTGGCTAAAAATGGTTGAAGCTAACGACAAACTAAGGGCGCGTAATGCCTCATTGGTTCAGGCACTTAACGAGGTGTCAGAATGAGCATAGAATTAGAAAAAGAGGTTGACAGGCTAAACAGCAAAATAATGATGCTAACCCGTGACCTTGACCGCAAGCACCGAGAATGTGCGGAGTTACAAAAACAGTTATCGGTTTTGAGTGAACACGTTTTACGCGATGAATGGATTGTTGACTATGCGATTTGGCAAGCGATACACGACCTTGAAAGCCGTTGTAGGCATTACCCCACAGGCTTAGAGATTAAGGTTCAGGACAAGGCGAATAGCGTGCCTGTTGAGTATGCTTTGAAGTTGCTTAATGTTGTCGGTGTCAAGATTGATAAAAACGACAAATTCCCGAATATTAAAATCATTTATGATAGAAGCCAAAATCCACTTTTCGGCAAAAACTAGGACTAAACAAAAATGGAATTTATTATTGAAGGATTGGGGATTGTTGCTATATTTGTGGTAGGTGTGGTACTGGCTATTGAGATGGTCAATGCGATAAACAGGAACAGGAATGGGTGATTTATGACACTACGCGAAAATCAATCTAAATTTGCTAAAATGGCCGCCGAGTTGATACTAAAAGCGTATGAGCTAGGCTATGAAGTCACGCTTGGCGATGCGTACCGTGACCCACGCCTACACGGCGAATTTGGCGTAAAAAAGGCGTATGGTGCGGCTAAATCGTTTCATAAATTGCGTTTAGCGATTGACTTGAATTTGTTTAAAGACGGCAAGTTTTTAACGACCACTGATGACCATAGAAAACTTGGCGAATGGTGGGAGAGTAAAGGGGGGACTTGGGGCGGCAGATGGGCAGGTTCTAGGTCAGACGGTAATCATTATTCTTTAGGTGAGTAATACTCAGGCTGGCACGGACGTTCTTTATAGCCGATTCTTTTTGAGTCGGCTTTTTTTATTGCCCAAAATTTGACTTGTGGTATAGTACAAAAAACAGGGGGCAATATCATGCACGATTTAAAAGACAGATTAAAAGAGCCGTCAAGTTATGCAGGCTTGGCCGCTGTGTTTCAGGGCGTAGGCGAGTGTTTAAAAGGCGACTATGCAAGTGGCGTACCGTTAATTGTTTTGGGTTTAATTGGCGTGTTCAAAAAAGAGCAGTCAATCGGTGCAAAATAATATGACTGACACATCACAACACATCGAGCATGGGTTAAGTATGGCAGCCATAAAAACATCGCCTCCCGTTATTGTTAGCGGATTAACACTGGCAGGGGTACAGTTGCAGGATTGGTTAATAATGGCGACAATACTTTATACAGTTATGCAAATTATTATATTGTTGCCAAAACTTAAACAGTCATTTAAAGAGTTGTGTAAAAAATGAAGCCTAATTATTTTTTATTTATACTATAATTGCTTTTATCAGTTTTCCGTTTTTATTGTTATATTTATTGTTTAGTTTGTTGTTTTAGGGGTGATTATGGCATTAACGATTAAGCAAGAAAAGTTTTGCATGGTTTATGTGGAAACTGGCAATGCTAGTGAAGCTTATCGTCAAGCGTATAATGCTGAGAATATGAGTAATGAAGCAGTTTGGGTTGAGGGTAGTCGCTTAATGGATAACCCTAATGTGTCCCTACGGATAGAAGAATTAAAGAGGTCTCATGTTGAACGCCATGAATTGACTGTTAATGACTTGGTAAAAGAGCTTGAAGAAGCACGTCAAGCTGCATTGTCAGCAATGGTTGTACAGTCTAGCGCAAGTGTTGCAGCAACGATGGGTAAGGCTAAACTATTGGGTTTAATAGTTGATAAAAACGAAACAACAGGAAAAGACGGCGCACCGATTCAGCATGCAGTCAGTATCAAGATAGAGTTTGATGATGAGTGAGCTTGTCGCCAAGTTCCCACCAAAAGCTAGATTTTTATTCAAACCATCACGCTACAAAGTTTTATACGGTGGCAGGGGAAGTGGCAAGTCTTGGGCAATGGCTAGGGCATTACTGTTAATCGGTGCAAGCAAGAAACTCCGCGTCTTATGCGTCCGTGAAGTTCAAAACTCTATCGCTGAGTCAGTCCATAAGCTGCTATCACAACAGATTGAGGTATTAGGCTTACAATCATTCTACGAAATCCAAAACACGACGA